TTGGTACGCAGTAATCGCATGTAATACTAAAACCTTTGTGTTGGTTAAACATTTTCTTTGCGTATTTGTCAAATTCAATAGAACATATAAAATCCGTTCCGTTAGGATTTGTTTCTATTAGTTCGTTTAATGCTTGTTTAAATTTTCTCATGTTAACAAATTGTCATTGTGTTACCTACTAATACATCAAAAGTCATTGCCCAACCCGCTAAATAGTTTTCAAATCTTTCTGTAAACGGTTCGCAACTTGGGTTACCGTCTACTTGGAAATTGTCGCTATATAAGTCACCACGTCTTAAAACTTCGTAAGCCCTATTTAATACGCTTAATGTAGTGTTTAGAATTTCTTGTTCGTTGTTGTTACCCAAAAATATAGTTGAAGGTTCGTTTTTTGATATATCCGCAATATCCATAACCATTAACGTAATATTAAACCGTAATACGTTACCCTCAAAAGTTGCGGTGTTTACCATGATATGCGCTAAAGGAAATAAAGTTTGTTTGCCTAAATCTACTTGGAAAATGTCACCTTCAGTTACAGTAGTAATAAACGGGTCATTGTCTAAATGTCCCTTTAAAGTATCCAGTATATTAAAATAATTAGCCATGTTTAAATTTTTTGTTTAGTTCCCTTTGTTCTATTTCGTTTTTTTGTCGCTCGTAAGTAAGGTAGGTAAGACACTTTCTAACCCCCAACTTTGTGACTTCGTCAAACTTTGTAACGTCTCCTTTAGCAAGTGCATAGATTGAATTATACCAACCCCAGTTTTTTGCAAACTGAGTTCGTTCGCTGAAGTCATTACTTTGGGATTCTTCTTCATCTCCATTTCCAAAGATAAAAGCGAACTGTTTACTAAGTCGTTTCCTAAAGTCCAAAAAAAAAGCGATGCACTCATAACCACGTCTAACGGTGCAAACTTCATTAGGTCGCTGAATTCGTCCGTTCCCGTGTAAGGTATTATTTCGTATTTATCTTTACTTCGTGTTTTAATAGGTCGGTACATAACCGCCATTGCTTTGTGAAAATTGTCTATTTTAGTTATGTTACTTTCTAAGTCTACGTATTCACCGAAAGTAATATCTTCTAAATTAGGAATAAAGCCAAATTCTAAACCCTCTATTTTAAAAGTGGGTGTAAATTCGTTTTTCTGTTTGAACAAGTCGTTAAAATGTGCAATTAATTCTTTTACGTCACTCCATTTAATTTTAATAACGTCACGCATGTTTAAGCCACAAAATATTTCTATTGTTTTTTGTGCTATAAATTCTTGGTCATTCGAATTTTCTACCAACTTCATGAAGTCCTGATAATTCTTTAAAGGAATTTCACTAAGTTTAGTTGGTACGTATATTTCCGTTTTCATATTTATTTAACTATTTATCTTTATTATTGTAGTAAGCGAGCGCAATACTGAAGGCTTCAGATAGCATTTGTAAATGTAAATGTATTCTCATAGGGTCGTCGAATATTATTCTAACTTTTTTACCCGTCTTTTCAAAGATGAATTGCTCAACTGTGTGTTTCATTTCAGGTAGGTCGTCTGTCATTAGTGTAAATTTAATATATAGAATACATTCCCCTTGTTGGATTTTCTAATTGGTAACTAACCGCATAACGAATTGCGTCGATAGCATGGTTATGAGAATCAATAGGAGTAGCAGATTTTTTTTCTAACCAACAGTAATTATTTAATTCTTTTATTAGTTCGGTGCTTTCAGGGTCTATTATTAAATCAAAATCTTGTAATAACGCTATTCCGTACGTTACAGACCCTTGACCTTTAATAGCTGAAACAATATTATTATTCGTCTTTAATTCGCTTATAAGTCTTGGTTCTGCGCTATCAGCTATTATTAAACTATCTTTAGCAAAACGTTTATTTAACTCCGATATTTGAGACGTAGTTAAACCTTGTTTATAATAGTGCAACTTTAAATATATTCGTTTATTTTGTTTGTCTATTGATGTTTCAACTAACGTAGTAGGGTCTGCACTAAATCCAAAATCTTGACCAAATACACTTGTATTTACTTGAATAAAATTACCTATTTGCCAGTTTGAGAAAACAACCCCCTCAGCTTTATCTAACCAACCACCCAAAATTTGGTGTTTATATTTTTCGGGTCTACGAAGTTTAATATTTTCTAATTGATTAATATAACTTTCGCTTAGGTTTTCTAAATTATCTAAGTAAGTTGTGTGAATATAAGTAGTATCACTTTTAACTAAATTACTGCCTTCTTGAACTCCTTTACCTTCAAAAAATCGTTGGTAAATCCAATGTTCTTTTGTTGACGGATTCATAATCATTATTACCCTATTTTGAATTCCTTTAGACCTAACAGATAAATCTATTTTATCAAATGTTTCTTCGTCTATTAATTCTTCAGCTTCGTCTAAAACCCATGTAGTAACACCTTGTAAAGATTTTAAATTAGCGGTTTGGTCTCCTGAACTTGTTTTAATCCCCCTAAACAAAATTCTACTTCCTGAAGTCTTATTTATTATTTCGTCTTTTGTTATATAAAATCTATCTTGCCATCCTAACAATTCAATCTTTTCCAAGAATTCTGGAATAATAGAAATACTTGCTGAACGTAAAGTATAACGTGTAAATAAAATTACATGGTTAGGTTCTAAGGTTAAAACACAAAGGAGTAATCCAATAGAAAAAGATTTACCCGAACCGCGTCCACCTGTGCAAATGTAATAACGTGTATCATTATCAAGTACTAAATACTTGTTATTAATGTTTATCACTCTTAATCGCTCTTAAAATGTCGTTAAAACTTACTACGCTATCTCCTGAAGTATGTACGTCTACGCTTTCTTTTGGTTTGCCTAAATAATATTCCAAATAAAGTTTTGCCGCGGTCATATCTTGTTTATTAACCGCCCTATCGTAAACAGTTCTTAAAACGTCTACTACTTCTTGAACCGAACCAGCTATCTCTAACGCGCTTCTATATTCGTTTTTTCTTTTATCAGTGCCATTACTCTTAGTAGAATGTCCACCATTGTTTTTTCTTAAGTCCATTTTAAAAGAAATTAATTTTTAATTCGTGTTTTCGTTAAATTCTTCTTCGTATACTTTTACTACTTGTTTCAATTCGTTTACCCATTCCAGTAAACACGGACCACATGAGGTAGGTTCGTTCCTTTGTTGGAATATTCTATTGTAGGTTTTTAATATTGTGGCTTGTTCACTTGGTAAAACAGTATTCTTGTTTAAAGCAAAGTAATCTTTTAGCCATTTGTATTCGTCTTCTTGTAGGCATAAAGGGCGTTTGTATCTGAATAGTTCGTTTAACTTTCGCTTACGTTCTTCGCATCCACAATCTTCGCCTAATACCCACTTCGCCATTTTATCAATGTGAGTTGCTTTTAAAATACTTTCTACCGTGTCTCCTAATCCTACGGCTTTTTTTCTTGGTCTACCCATAATTTTATTTTATTATAAATTAATCTACTAAAAATTCATTATTTACATAAGAAATATCTCCCTCAACTAATTCTGCTGAATTTGCTTCAATAATTATTTTAGTATGTGGATGTAAATTTTCTGCCATCCATTTCATAATAGGAGTTACTAACTCAATAAACTCTTTTCTTTTTTCTTCTTGCATTTCTTTATATTCTTTCATATTATTTATTTTATTAATTCGTAATCTTCATTTATTAAATCTTCGTAACATTCCCCTAATTCGTGTTTTAGTGACTTTTTACAGTTCTTAATTGTACTGTAAACGCTTTTAAAACTTATTCCCGTTTCCTTTTCTATTTGTCGGTAACTTAAACCTGTTTCACGGTACAAATTAAATAGCATTTTATCATACCAGTGCCATCTATCTATTACTTTAGCGGTTTTAGTGTCTAAAATATTCTTTGCATTCGTCTTTTCATAGCTTTCTGTTTCGTCCCTTAATTGAAACGCTTCAGTAATACTAACTTTTTCTAATCGTAACTTAGATTTTTGAAAGTCTACAAACATGTTTCTAAGTGTAATCCATATAAAGCCCTTATATAGTTTTCCGTTACGGTAAAATCTTTGTGTATCTTCGTGTTTTGATAGCTTCAAATACATTTCTTGTACTATATCTTCAGTGTAAAAGTATTCACCGAACCCACGTACTATTTTAACCCACTCATTGTGGTGTTCTACCAAGTCGATTAGAAACTTATCATTCATGGGACGTAAAATTAATCATAATTATTCAAATAAAAAACCCGCCTTTAATAAGACGGGTAAAATGCTTCTTTGTATTCCTGAATTAAAACGTACTTTTCAATCTTTTTCAACGTACTTATGTTAACATCTTTTCCTTGTAAGAATTTGTCTATTTGGAATTGGTGAAACTTAAATCCGTTTGCTTTAATGGATTGCACTATTTCGTTTTTAGTCCGTGTTTTTAACAGTTCTAATAGCTTTTCACGAAGTTCAAAATCGTTTATATACATATCAAAACGGTAAATCGTCGTTTACAATTGGTGGCATTGGCGCGCTTTGTACTTCTTGTTTAACATACGGTTCGCTAAAACTTGCGCTAAAGTATGTTTTACCGTCTTTACTTTGTTTTACCCACAAAGCTATTTCCATTTCTTTGTTGTTTACGTTTACTTTTCCTTTGTAATCGGGGTGTGTTTCGGCTTTCTTATTCGTGTTTTTAAAGATTGCCCCTGAATTGTTTTTTGTTTCCATTTTTATTTGTTTATTTTAAATTTGTTATTTGAAAAATTGCATAAAGTATTCCTAATAAACTTAATAATACTATTACTTTACTTATTATTATTACTGTTTTCATTCTTCTGATTTTTTTATTACTACTCCTTTTACTCCACACATTGGATTATCTGTTAATATTATTGACTTTAATCCGTAATCTTCTTTTTCATCAATTAACACACTATATTTTTTTAAATTTTCATATTCGTCTTTTAGTCGCTCCAAATATAAAACAAAATCCATAGCTTCTTCTTGTGCGTGTGTAAGCCATTCTAAGGTCGTTAAATCGTTTCTTTCTAACGTTGTGTTATATTTCCTTATTCCTACGTTCGAACGTTCGGCAAATCGGCTTAAAACGCGTAATACTATTTTATCTTCTATTTGTATATTCATAGCACCTTCATTAACATTTCGTAATACTCCCTTGCAAGTTCTATTTTTTCTTTTAACGTTTCTATTACTTGTTCGTTTTTTTCTACTTCGTAAACTCTAATTCGTTTTTCCATTGGTATATGGTCAAAATTATGTTTCTTTAAAACGTGTTCGCGTAAATCTAAATCTTCTTCAATCAAATGTAGTTTCCAATGCTCGCGTCTAATTTCGTCCTCAACGATTAAAGGCGGTGTGTTTATTAAACAGTAACACAATAAAGATTTTTCTTTTCCAGTAAGCCACATGTAACCCTGAAGTTGATAATAATAATCTTTGTTTGGTAATTCGCTTTCAAAAAACGGAAAAGTTGTCGCATCCCAACTTGACTTTACGTCTAATAAAACAGTCTCCGTATTGACATCGGGCGTTCCCGTTATGTAATCATTCTCAAAATAGTCTTCGTTTTTCCAAAGAAAGCCTAAATCTAAAACGTTATTACATAATTCAATGCTTTTGTCTTCTACTTCGTTTCCTTTATCGGTATAACGTGAACTAAATTCTTTTTGTATTCCGTATTTATCTCGTAAAACAAGTTCCTGAATATACGTTTTAGTAGTTTGTGAAAACAATTCCCCCTTGGTGCGGGGGTTTGTCATTAACTTACCTATTTGTGAGCATCTAACTTTCATAACTCATTTATTGCGTTGGTTTGTTCTTCAGTTAATTCAAATTTAGCTTTTAACTTTTCAGCGGTGAATTCGCCTTGCTGAATAGTTCTAAGTGCTTCTAAGAATCTTTTGTTATCAATAGCGGGTTTCTTTGGTTCGTGTTTTACTTGTTCCCCTGAAGCGTCCGTATCTTTGTCGGTAACTAAACCTAAAATACTACTCAAACAGTAACGTCGAAAGTAAGTAACGCCACTACCAAAACACTGATACTCATTCATTCCTTTTAATTGTACAATCGGAATTAATGTAGAACTTTCTATTTTTTCACCGCTTTCAATGTGAAATACTAAAGTCACTAAATAGTTGTGACCTTCGTTTGTGTTAATCAGTTGTGTGAATCCTAATCCGTGTTTTTGTAGTAACGGGTTAATTTCACTAAAGATTTTTGGTAAGTCGGTATAAGAATAACCATACCCTTGCGTTGCTTTGTGAATTACTTTCACTTCTTGTTGGAACGCAGCCAACGATTTGAATAAATTTTTCATACTTTAATTTTTAATTATACGCAAATATAGATATTATATTTTAATCTACAACTATTTTTCAAAAAAAACTTTTAATGGTAGCAAAATTCCTTTACTTGTATTCATGTCACCGCCTAAAACGTCCCT